TTATATTTACATTATGGCAAATATACAAGTAGATGAAGAGTTTCTTGATACACTTGAGGACGCCGTTGCTAACGGTGCTAATACTATTGATTCACAGGCTAAAGCGCTCGGGTTGACAAATACCACATATCAAAAACTATACTATGGTAAGCGAAAGAATGGTAAGGAAGAGAAGGGGAAAATCTGTGATGCCATAAAAAGGGGGGTATCAAGAAGTTATCCGGCACTTTTAAGGTTGACTGAGAGGGAGTATATAAAGCGGTTGCAAGGCTATTATGTAACCGAAGAAGAGACCAATATTTTTTATCAGGAGGGCGAGGAGATCTCCCGGCAGGTCAAGAAGAAGAAAAGATGGGTACAAGCCTCACCGACAGAGTTTATATTTGCACTTGTAAATGCCTCCAAAGAGTCTGCTAAATGGGAGAGTATTAATAAAGTGATACAGACAACAGGGGATGATGAAAAATTTGAGGTAACATTTAAGGCGGAAGATTAATGGCAGAGATCACATTTTTTGAGGAGGGGATAAATAAGAGGTATAGGAAGCTATTAAATAATAATACCTGGGAAACTCTTATCTTTGGCGGTTCATCTGCGGGTAAGAGTTTTTTTATATTTAGTCAATACCTGTTTGTAAAGATATTTAAAGGAGGGCACAATTTTTTAATATTGCGTAAAGTTCAGAGGACGAATAAGGACACCACATTTGAACAGGTCAGGCAAGGACTTGATTTGTTGCCTGGTAAACTTGCATCACAGTTTCTTATAAATAAATCAGAAATGAAAATTACAGCTCCCAACGGGTATCAAATAATATTCCGAGGGCTTGACAATATAGATAAATTAAAAGGTATAAAACCACGCCGCGGGGTAATAACCGATGTGGTATTAGAAGAAGTTTCGGAAACAAGCAGGGATGATATTAAAAAGCTTAAAAAGAGAATAAGGGGTTTATCAAGAGTACCAAAGACATTTACATATTTAAGTAATCCGGTTAGTGCTTTACATTGGCTAAAAACAGATATATGCGACCGTGTGGGGTTTAATATAGAGGATAAGTTTTACCAAGACGAGTACTTGACAATAATGCACGTGACATATAAGGATAATCAAAGGTTTCTGGGTAAAGAAGAGGTAAGAGAGTTAGAGAATGAGGATAATCCGTACTACAGGGATGTTTACACAGATGGAAAATGGGGAGTGCTTGGGGATGTGTGCTTTACAAATTGGATTACAGACGATTTAAGCGAGTTAGAGAATCCACATTATCACGGGCTTGACTTCGGCGACACTCATCCTTCTGCTTATGTTAAGTTGTGGGTGTCAGAGAGGGAGAAGAGGATATATGTAAAGCGTGGTTATTACCGGGGTAAAATGGATTTTGATGAATTGGTTAAACCGCTACCAAAAGATGAGGTGGTTTATTGTGATAGTGCTGAGCCTCGCACTATCCGGACTATTAAAAAAATGGGCGTGAATGGTGCAAGGGGTGCAAATAAACCTAAAGGGCATATGACGCACGCTATAAGGTTTTTGCAGGGATATACAATTGTTGTGGATAAGGATTTTGTTGAGTTGCAGAATGAGCTTTCACTTTTGCAATGGAAGGAAGATAAAGATGGGAACAGGATTGATGAGCCTGTTGACAAAAACGATCACGCTATTCAAGCTATGGTTTACGGACTGGAACCGGTGCTTGACAATAGGGCGGGGCAGAAAAGATATATGAATTAATACTTGACAATTAGTAGAAATTAATTATTTTAATATAAGAATAAGTTTACAAAGGAGATATAATGGCAGTTGACCCATCGACATTAGAGGAAACTGGAAACGGTGCGCCGCAGGGTGTAAATAATAAACAATATACAAATCCGTTTAATGAAAACCAATATCTATATATGGAAAATGCTTATACAGGTAAGGGCGGATTTAAAGACGGTGGTTATTTAGTACCTAATCCGGTTGAGTCAAGTAAGGATTTTGAAGAAAGGAAAAATACATCTTATTACAGGAACTATGTTCGGGCGATAGTGAGAGCTTCACTTAATCCGGTGTTTGAGAAGGAGGCGAGGCGTTATATAAACAATAATGGTAATCCGGTTGAGGAAGAGACTATTAATGCCTTTATTGAGAGTGCTAACTTGACAGGTGATAGCATCGACAAGGTCGTGGAAAATATAGTTGAATATGCGCTTGTTTACGGATTGAATATATTCGGTGTTGAGAACTTTCCAGAGCAGGAAATATCGGAAACAGTACAACAAAATATAGAAAATAGGGTTTTCCCTTATGTGTTTACTATTAAGCCATATTCGGTTAAAGATATTCAGTTAAATGATAAGGGGGATATTGAATTAATTGACTATTACGAGAGGGTAGAGAAAATAGATAATAAGGAGCGGGTGATTTACAGGCGCTATACATCAGAGGTAACTTATTTGTTTTATATTGAGGGTACAGGGGAGAATGAAAAGGAAGTTATTATAGAAGGTTCCCAGGTTGAAAATCTTATAAATGAAAACCCTGTTAAGATTGAATATTGGACGCAAAGAAATGGAGACCGGTGGGATGTGCATCCCGAACTTTACGATGTGGTAAGAATAAACACTGCCATCTTTAATGTTGACAGCTTAAGAATGCGCAATGCAAGAAAGCAAGGATTCAGTTATTTTTATATGTCGGGTATTAATGGAGATATAACGGTTAGTCCGGGTATGGTTATTGATGTAGGTTTGGATGCTAAATTTCCTCCCGGCTTTGCATCTCCCGACACTCAAATAAGCGCTGATTTACGGAATGAGGTTAATGAGTTAATACAAACCATATATCAGCTTGCAGAGCAAAAGGGTGTCACAGGGGTTGCAAACCAAAGCGGTCTTGCTAAAGAGTGGGATTTCAGGGCGCTATCAAGCACACTTGACAGGGTGGCGGACTTTGCGGAATTGGTTGACAAAAAGATAATTGACACTTTCCAAAAATGGACAGGTACTGATTATGAGTATACAGTGCAGTATAATAGAGATTATCAGCCCAGTAGTGTACAGGAAGTTGTGGAAGCGGCTGAAAGCTATATTGCACTTGGTGTTTCCCCAGAGAATGAGAAGATTGCAAGACAGGCGGCTGCTAAAGCATATGCTTCTAAATATGCGCCTGAGCAAATGTCAGAGATGGTTGACAATGAGGAGAATTTCACACAAGATGCACAGCAGGGTGCTTTTATGGATAACACAAAGGATAATGATTAATGGCCGTATCTCCAATTGTCAATAATCTTAATTCATTTGAGCGGAAGTATAAACGCCTTGAAAAGGAGATGATTGCACTTTACAAGAAGAAAATTAATCAAGGTTTTACGGCTAAACAAGCTACAGCCAAAGTTTTAAAGGAGCTTGATTTTGATGGAAAGATAGAAAGTTTGGTATTATCTACAGTTGTAAATGAGGTTGTTGACACAGTGGGAGAAGTTACAGAGGACTTCCCGGAGTGGTATATAGGTAAGGCTTGGGCTTCTGATGGTGTTCATTTGTCGCAGACGGTGGTTGAGTCAAGCGAGAGGGTAAGGCGGCAGGTTACTAAAGCAATGCAGGAGACTATTGAGGCTGGTAATTCTTGGACTAAAGTTGCAAGAGACTTGACAAATGTAAAAACCGGTAGTGTCTCGGCTATAAAGGGAGAGGTTACACAAAATTTAGATAAATTAATCCGGCTGAGTAAAAAACAAGTGTTGACCAAAAAAGAAAAGGCTGAATTTAAGCGATTGATAAAAAGAGAGAAACGGGCTATTTCTAAACTTTCAGAGCGCACAAGTATAAATAAAAGACTAAAAAAAGCAAGAGAGAAGTTATTAGTCAAAATAAAGGCTGGTAAAACAAAGAGTATTAATAATGCGGTTGACAAAGTGGTAAAAGCTAAAGGTAGGTATAACGCTTCACGAATAGCAAGGACAGAGCTACAAAAAGCGCACACTGCTTCAATGCAAACGAAAATAGATAATGATGATGATGTTGTCGGATGGCGAAGTGTATTGAGTGATAACCGTCCGGCCAAGTTTAATGATATGTGTGATTTCCATGCTGAGGCAGATCTTTACGGAATGGGAGCCGGGATATATCCTAAAAGTGTGGCTATTATGATACCTTACCATCCAAACTGTCTTTGTTATACTGTTGAGGTTTACAAATCGGATATTGTAGGGAGTTATAGACCGGAGGCAGGCGCAGAGTGGGTTAAAAAACATCCTATTAAGGCAGGTCGGGCTACATTGAAAAGAAATAAAGAAGCATTAAAAGCTAATCCGAACAATTGGCAGGAATTGATTGTAGGTGTAAAAAATCCGGAGACTGCACCAAAAATAAAGATACCAGAAAGTTTTATAAAGGAGATGGGAAATGGCTGATTTAAGTTTGAGTTATATTGACGATATGCAAATAGTGATAGAGGGTGAGGCTGATGAATATGACAGGGTGTCAGATGCTATTATTAAATTTTGGGAGGCAGTTGTCGGTGAGGATTATGTATATAGTTAT